CTGTTTGACCGCGACGATGCCAGTTTGGAATCCTTACAGATCCTCCAGATCTATAGATTGTTGTGATCCAACTATCGATGGCAGGAGTTAAGGAAATAGAACCAACCCACTCAATCAAGTTAAATGGGTTTACATTTTCAACTCTAGTGGCCAGTGGTTGTTCAATCCAAGACTCTTCATTGTATGCAAGTTGAATCTTGTTTCCTCTCTTAACAACATTTGAGTCGAGAAGAATAACGTTATCGCTGAAATCAATCAACGAATCTGCAGCAGTGCTAGCAGTTGCTACCTGAACAGGAATGGTAACGGTAGTATCTTCTACGATCAGTTGCTTAAGATCAACATCAACAGTGACCCTAGTATCGGGCATACTATAATCAATGAATGCCTGATCCTTAAAGTCATCGGCAAAGAATCCAGTTTTAAATCTTGAGAGCCCTTGCTCGTCTAAGACTTGGAATGTGGATGTGTCAAGTTCAAGGAGAGACAGAGATGTTGTAATCTCCAGGTTAGTGAGACGATCATCAAGATCTCCGATATCGCGCATTGTATAGCGACGATTGTCAATCTCAGTAATTTTTACATCTTTTACATCATAAAGATAAGGAGGATATTCGATGATTGCAATATCCATAGCCTCTTCAACATTAAGAGGTGTTTTAGGGCTATCACTAGAAGCACCCTTGATTACTTGGAAGTTTCCATCTTTACCAAGGACAATTCTATCAATTCTTCCTTGATAATAAGAGTAATCAATGATTGATGTTTCACCAGACTTGGGAACCAAAGTTGTAGTGTTACCAGATCCATCAAAAGATCTACTTGCGAAAGCAAATGGAGACGATGTTTCTAAACTCCAGTTAGTAACTCTAGGTCTAAAGTCAATAGTATCTGTAAGTCTAATTTCCTTAAAGGAACCAGATTCCCTATCAAAATATTCAGATGTGGGGATTCCTTCTTTGTACTGAGAAGAAATATAAGACCCTACTGTAAATACATCTCCGGTATCTACACTTGGAACTGTATAATGATCATAAACTACCACTACTCTCTTCGAAGCGGCAGGCTTGCCAGACTTTCTTATAATTCTGGAGAAATCGCAGAACTGTTTTCTGTGTCCAGTATCGAGGTCATAATTATCGGTAATATCAACATATGATCCATTGTTAACTTCTTGTACGGTGCCAATGATATTGGATTCCAGGAATTTAACATCTTCGTTTACAACAAACTTAGAAGAATTGAGATAAACGAATTCAATTGTAGTCGAGCTTGATCTTGTTACAATCTGAGCAAGTGCTCCACTTGTTCCACCGAGAATATATTCACCCAGGACGGAATTTGTATCAAGTCCCAATCCAGTTTGGAAAACAAGGTTGTCGAAAGATGGATCATTAGTGCCGTTAGATTGATAAACAGCAACGACATTGATTACATCAGGAGTGTTGAGAGAAATTTCTTTATCTTCTACTCTCAGACCATAAAACTTATTATAGGTTAAACCGTTTGTGACGCCAGTAGAAATTCCAGCACTTTCAAACTGAGAAAGTCTAACATAACGCTTAGAACTTCTAGTAAAGTTTTTAACTTTATTTTTGATTCCTCTCTTCTTCAGAGTTGCAGATACAACAACATTGCTCTGAGATGCTGTAAGACCAGTTATATTGAGAGTCGTTGCATCGTTAGTCAGAGAGAATTGACCAGCCGTAAGGTTTGCAGTAGTTCCACCAGAATATGAAATGGTGTATCTGTCTGGATCATAAGTTTCGAAGAATGCACTGGTAATTCCCGATGCAGAAGCATCGATAGTCATTAATCCATTGCTATCAGTAGATTCCCCTTTGAACTGGTGAGTAATAGCAATATTAGATGTTCCAATCTCTACTTGAGATACATTTTTCTTACCAATGGGTGCGAACAGATATGCATCTTGAGGATTTGTAAATTGGGGAAGCATTTCCTCAATTTGGTAATCATCAGCAGACGAGGGAAGACCTCCATCACACACATTGGATACAGTCAGAACACCAGTCAAAGTCATTACCAGTCCATCGGTAGTGACGTTTGTTACTCTGGAGAACGTTGGTAAAGTTTTTGCTGTGTTTTGGAATCTAATAATAGTATCTGTCGTAATACCAGAAAATACTCTACCGGGACTGAAAACAGTTGTTAATCCTGTAGCCGAGTTAGCAGTGAACTTAACTTTATCTGTGATCTTAAATCCAATTGGAGTTCTGGGTGCCATGAAGACATCAGCAGAAAAATCAACTGCATAACCAGATACAGCAGACGTATCTTGCCAGACTGAGTGGATATCTTTTGTAGTAAAGTTCCTGATATTAATAATCGATCTTGGGTTCTCTACTACGCCATTAATTCTCAGAGTCTCCCCTTTTTGGAAAGTTCCTGTGACTTCGGAAAGAGTAATAGTTCTATCTCCAGAACTTGCAGCTGTTACAACGTATCCTGTTGCGCCGCTCTGAAGTCCTTCAATATAAGAAGTTGCGGGAATACTTACAGCATCGCCGGCAACGTTTAGTGTAATTTGGGTATATGTTTGTACGTCCCAAAGATATAAATTAAACAGAGTTTCGTCACCAGTGTAGTTTTGATCATCCGAGTTGATGGCATACACTCTTGCTTGACCAATCAGAGTGCCATCAGAAGGCGCTCCAGTGGCGACTCTAGTCGTTTTACGAGTATTGTATAGGTTAACTACTTGAGACGTGTTCAGGGAGACTACAGGTTGCCCTACAACGTTATTAACTTTGATGATGTTGCCCATATTGAATGGGACATTTGTTGTTGTAGCCTTTGTATCCCTTGGTTTGGAAACATCAATAACTTTTGTTCCAAAATTCTGGATGTCATATCCACGAACATAAGCCTTTCCTGGCCCGATGGTTATAGATGCAAGTTCATCGGAAGGAGTATTTCCACTATATGTTTTTTGAGTATCATAAAACAGACCGCTATTTCCCTTGCGATCATTTAATGTCTCTCTAACTGCAATCTCAAAGTCTTCTACAGAATAGTCTCCAGACTCATCGTATGTTCTCTCAGCAAAATAATCCCTGATGAGATTATACTGAGTCTTAAGCCCGATCTTTTCTACTCTTCCTTCTGTAAGTCGTAGAATTTCAATAAAAGTTTTGTCATCTCTATCCGATATGCTTTTCTTGGCCAATCGGAGTTCGATCTTGAATCTATCTGCTCCAGGAGCAGCGAAATTAGAAAATCCTCTCGCATTATCATATAAAGAATTGTCTTCTTTAGCAGTTACGATTGTTTCAATAATATCGAGACCAACCCTATACTCTGGTTGGTTGGTGTACTGATCAAGGATTAAAGTTTGTTTTGCTACCTGGGCAAAAAATCCTCTAACAAAATAAATGCCGGCATCAATGTGAGCAGCACAACCGATAGCAGTTGCTCCAGAAGCAATACACTGTGCAAATGTAGATCCAGCAGTAATTGTGGTGTTTCCATAAACCACATCTTCTTGTGCTATAAGAACTTCACCATCTTGGAAAGATCCTACACTAAGAGCAGATCCAGACTCTTTATATTTGACGTAAATTGTTAGTTGATTTTCTTCCGAGTCTGCTGCTTGGAGAATATTTACAACTGTTGCTGTTACTTGCGTAGTCTGACCCTTGATTGTCTTACCAACGAAGTTATCAATGTATACGGATACATCAATGCCAAGGTGAATAGGGTCAATTTTAACAGCATAATACTGGTCGTCAAAAGATGCTGCACCGGGAATTACAACGGATCCATCTTTGAAAATATGATTACCAAACTGTTCTACTTGATTTTGTAGAATAGATTGGATATTATTGAGTTCCCTGGCTTGAATTGGATAACCAGGTTTAAATAAGACTTTATAGAAATCCTTATCAATGCCAAAGTCATCATAGTAAGGACTTACATTCAGGTTCGTCTTTTGTGGCATCGTCTTAGAATTCCAGAATTACCTTGATATCTTCTTTTTGGCGAGAATTGCGAGTAACAGATGCTCTGTTATCCAAATACAAAATCTCTCCTGTCCTCTTATTTATTTCAGGATTTGCAAGTCCAGAAGTAAAGTTTACTCCAAGATTTACAGTCTTATTATTGATAATAGTAGTGATTCCAGAGAACCCAGTGTCAACAGATCCCGAGAATCCACCAACTGTTGTGACAGGATTTGCAGAGGCTGCAAAATTTACAAATTTTGCCTCACTGGAAACGCCAACATAATCAGTCTGATCACCGTACACAGGACTGAAATACAAAGATCTATCTTGGAAGTACTTCAGAATTTTTGTTTCAGTGTCAAACGAAGCAACATAACCAACTGCTGTTGAAGTTCCAACAACCTGACGAATTTCATCTCCAACAGCAATCGTTCCAGAGGAAGAAGACAACTTAACAGCATTCAAACTAGAAAACTGATTTGAAGTAAATGTTGTGGTAGAACCAAAAGAAGTTGGGTTCTTAACCAGACCAATCTGTGCAAATACCGTATCTACTGGAAAATCTTTTGTAGAATCATCAAATCTTGCATAAAGAAGAACCTTGTCAGCTCCTAATTCTTTGTAGAGGTCATAACCATGTCCTCTAGATGGTGGAATAATGGGAACTAATTTTGCAAGTTGTGATAATGTGCTACCTTGCAAAGGCCCAAGATCTACAATACCATAAGAATAACCTTGACCACCTTGAGAGATCTGAACGTCTGTAATTCTACCAGACGTGTCTGTGCTTACAACACACTTTCCACCTGTACCATCACCAAGAATATCAACCTCTCTATCTAAACCAATACCATAACCGAATCCAGCATTTTCAATATAAACTTTTTTCAGTTGATTGTTATTGATTGTAGAATCGCCATTCTCTCTAACAGACTGAATCTGGGCATTAGTTGAACTACTCCAGTTTCCAGGAACAGAAATATACTCTACTGAGTCGAACTTAATGATATCTGATGGGTCAACGGTGTAAAGATACTTCCAGACATAGCCATCTCCACTATCACCTGCTTTTGAGGGTTCGAGGTCAGTGAAAGTGGGTTCGTCTTGTGAAGCATTGCCATTAACGTTAGTACCGCTGGATCCATTGTCAATGCAGATGTAGACCCTGTAGTCTGAGTTGATGACGTAATATCTTGCATCGTATAACCTGGTTGATCCTGTGACTGGAGATGGACTAGTTACGCTGTAATCATGACGATACATTTCATAAGTTGTCCCCTGAGACCAATTAATTCTACGAACCAATCTTCTAACATTTGCTGAGGTAATTTTCTTACCAAACAGCATTGTATCGTAAGAGTTATTTGTGTAGTTGATATTATCGGTAGGAGAGGGCGCACCAGTAGTGGCCGTGTTCCAATCGCTAGTTCTACCAAAACCGATGGCTGGCGAAGTTGGATTCGCTAAACCTAGGAAGATGTAGAATGAATTGTCAGAACTCTCAATTGCCGAAACAAAGTTGTTGGCATTAAAAATTCTAAATTGGTCGGTTACCAGCGCAGGCATTTTAAATCTAGTTTCCTATGGTGATATTTATACGTTAGTTGGACACCTGTTTTTTGAGTGCGCCCAGATCTCTCAATCCAAATCCTCTTCTTTGAACAATTGGATAAGTTGATAATCCAGAATTTGTTGTGTAAGAAGAAACAGCGAACGAAACTGAAGATGTGGTATTTCTGGAACCTTGCGCCAATTTACCCCATGAGAAGCGGCCCACTGGTACTGCAATAGTTCCAGTAGTAGCAAGTCCAACAGTATTAGTGCTGCTGAGAATGTTACAAGTAATTACACCAACGTTGGCATTTCTGTAAATTCCAGCAACTTTATAAACAGCATCTGCAAATGTTGTTCCAACGCCAACTCTATGGGTATCGTGAGTACCGATAGCTGTAATTCCAGATCCAACTGTTGTATCGTAAACATAAATTGGATAACCAACAATTAGAGAATCAAGTTCAGAGGTAGATACCAAAGAATTAGTGTAGTTTGTTTGGAATTCAATTGCAAGATTAGTACCAATACCAGCAACAGTTGTTATTCCTGTAATTACACCAACAAATCCAATAATAATATCAGCATTTGAAAGTGTATCTGTCTTAACTGTATTGTTAGGTACAAGGACATTTGGTGTATTTGTATATCCACCGCCAGGATTATCAATGACAACACTTGTAATGACGCCTGCTGTAATAAGTCC